GAAGAATGATTGGGCAAGAAATGCATTCCGTAAAGCTCAAAACTTAATGAGTAGAGGATACAATGATTTTGAACCAGCTACAGTGGTTACAAAGAATGACTTAAGTAATCTTAAGAACACTCTCCTGGATGATGAACAAATCTACTTAGATAATAAGAAAGCTAATAACTGGACAGACTTAGATTCTAATCCAATTGTAGAAGCTTCTAATGAAGCTCTAGAGAAAGCCGGTGTTGCTACACCATATGCATGGACAGAAGATACAACTATAGAAGAAATCACAAGAGATGCAGAAGAATCTCTCAATAAGAAATATGATATAGACCAGCCAGAAGACCCAAATAAAAAGAACTCATTCTTTGGTGAGTGGTGGGATAACTTTGTAGATAAAGTTGTTCCTGATATGGGAATGGGAGAAGATGATGATAAACGAATAGCTATTGCAGGTGAAGCTATAACTAAACTTCAAAGAGAGTTAAACAACCTTCCTACAAATACAACTCCTCTTACAAAAGCAGAAAGAGATGCAGTTACTAAGAAACGAAATCAATTAAAATCCCAAATCACAGAAATACAAGAAAAGAAACAGTCTTACTTAAGAGAAGGAGCTTTCTACAGACAAGATGTAGACACTACTGGATTTGAAGCAGGACTAGGACAGGGATTACCTGTAGATGAAAACTATGATGCCCCAACTAACTGGAGCAAATGGGAAGCAAAGTATAATTCTGAAGATGCACCAGCTATTTCAGGAGCAGAAGCAAAGAAAGGAGCTAAACTAGCAGGAGAACAAATAGTTAAGCTTACAAAAGATTTAACACAAACAACAGATAGTAAAAAAAGAGATAAGATTAAAAAAGAACTAGTAAGACTTAAAGCTATGAAGAAAAGGTTAGCTCAGTAGTGGATAAGTATGCAAAGCTCTGGGAAGGACTTCTAGCAGGGTGGAATGATATTAATTTAGATAAACCTTTTGCTGCTAAGAATAGTGGAAGAGATGAGACTTCTCAAGATGCCTGGGATGCATACAATGTATATAAGTCTGCAGCAGAAAAAGCTTTAGAAGATGGAGATATTACTACAGAACAATTTAACTTTATTAAAGGAAAAGCAGGAGCTCATCACGTTACAAACAGATATATAAATAGAGAAGACTTTCCTATGCTTCATCATTTTGGAGCTAATGCTCTAAATATTATATATCAAGGAAACCAATCACTATTCTCAGAACAACCCTGGTTTGATGCTTTAGAAGATTATATAGAGCAAGATGTAGGAGTAGAAGACCCTACAGAACTAGGTAAACCCTGGGAGGAAATAGAGAGATGGACACAAGAGAATTCATTAAATGACACAAATTAATGTTAAACTGCACGACAAACAACGAGAAGTATTTGACGACCAACACAGATTTAGAATTGTTGCTGCTGGTCGTAGGTTTGGTAAATCTAGGTTAGCTGCTTGGTTGCTTCTTATTGAAGCATTGCAGAGTGAATCTAAAGATGTATTTTATGTAGCACCAACATTCCAACAAGCAAAAGATATTATGTGGGGTGTTCTAAAAGAATTAGGTAAAGATGTAATACAAGCAGCACATGAGAATACATCTGTACTAACTTTAGTTAATGGTCGTAAGATATATTTAAAGGGAGCTGATAGACCAGATACACTTCGTGGTGTAGGTTTACACTTTTTGGTTATTGACGAATATGCAGATATTAAACCTAATGTATGGGAACAGATTTTAAGACCGGCATTAGCAGATGTACAAGGTAAAGCACTCTTTATAGGAACTCCTAAAGGTCGTAACCACTTTTATGAGCTATATAAGTATGCAGAGAAAGGAACAGATGAAGATTGGAAAGAGTTTCACTATTCTTCTTATGATAATCCATTAATACCAGAGTCAGAAATACAAGCAGCAAAAACATCTATGAGTGGTTTTGCTTTCAGACAAGAATTCCTTGCAAGTTTCCAAGCTGCTTCAAGGGATATATTTAAAGAGGAATGGATAGAATATGGAGAAGAAGAAGATGAACCTGAAGATGGTCGTTACTACATTGCAGTCGACTTGGCTGGATTTGTGTCTGTGGATAAAGAAGCAGGTAACAAGAATAGGAAATTGGATGAGACAGCTGTGGCAATCGTTAAGGTGCACCAACAAGGCTGGTGGGTCAAAGAAATAAGACACGGAAGATGGGACATACAAGAAACTTGTAGAGAAATATTTAAAGCAGTACAGAACTATATGCCTTCTAAGATAGGTATTGAGAAAGGTTCTCTTAAGAATGCAGCAGCACCATACTTAAATGATTTAATGAGAGAGAACAACATGTATTTCAGGATAGAAGACCTGAATCATGGTAATAGAAAAAAGAGTGAAAGAATTATATGGTCATTACAAGGGCTATTTGAAAATAGGAAAGTTACATTAGAAAGAGGTGATTGGAATACTCCATTCATTGACCAACTAGTAAACTTTCCTAATGCCCAATTACATGATGACTTGGTAGATGCTTTAGCATATATACAACAGATAGCACAAGTAGAAATGTCTTTTGAAGATATAGACGAAGAATATGAAGCCTTAGACATGGTTTCTGGTTATTAACTAAGAGGATTACACAATGGCACAGTATGAAACAAATAATAAGCTAGTTTCTTGGATACAAGGGCATCTAATGGACTGGAGAGACAGCCGAGATGAAAACTATTTAGAGAAATGGAAAGAATATGAGAGACTGTGGCGAGGTGAATGGGATTCAGCAGACAGATTAAGAGAATCTGAAAGAAGTAGACTAGTTTCTCCTGTATTACAAGAAGCTATTGAGAACCATGCATCAGAGATTGAAGAAGGTATCTTTGGAAATGGTGATGATTTGTTTAGTATTGATGACGACCTTATGGATAAGGACGCTAAAGACATTGAATACATGCAACAATACATGAAACAATGCTTTAAACAAACAGGATTACGCAAAGCAGTAGGTGATGTTATTCTATTAGCTTCTATATATGGTACAGGTATTGGAGAAGTTGTACTTCGTAAAGAGAAAGATTTAATTCCTGCAACAGAAGTTATGGAAGATGTAGACTCTGTAGCAATTGGTACAAAGACAAAAGACAAAGTAACAGTAACACTAAACCCAATTAGTCCTCAAAACTTCCTTATCGACCCAAATGCTAATGATATTAAAGATGCTATGGGATGTGCTATTGAAGAATTCGTATCTGCACACCATGTAGCTAAAAATATGGAAGATGGAGTTTATATAAAGTCTGATTTAGGTGGAATTGCTCCAGATGAAGCAGATTTAGACGAATCTTGGATAGATGAAGATTATGACCAAGATAAAGTTAAGATTGTAAGGTATTATGGTCTAGTTCCAGAGAAATTAATAGATAATCCTAATAGTGGAGAGACATATGAAGGAACTGGAGACATATTAGAAGAATATGGCAATTTAGTAGAAGGTATTGTAGTAATTGGTAACGATGATGTACTTCTTAAAGCAGAAAGAAGTCCATATATGATGAAAGATAGACCTATTGTTGCATATCAAGATGATACTGTACCTAAGAGATTCTGGGGTAGAGGAGTAGCAGAAAAAGGCTACAATATGCAGAAAGCTATTGATGCTCAACTAAGAGCACACCTAGATTCACTAGCTTTAACTACAGCACCTATGATGGGTATGGATGCAACACGTTTACCTAGAGGAGCTAAGTTTGAGATTAGACCAGGTAAGACTCTACTTACAAATGGAGACCCAAGAGAAATCCTACAACCATTTAAGTTTGGTGTAACAGAAGAGTCTAATTTAGTAACTGCACAAGCATTCCAAAAGATGTTACTACAAGCTACTAATACTTTAGATACTCAAAGCGATATTAAGCAACCTACAGGAGGAGAACTCTCTGTAACCCTAGCTACCATACTTAAAAAGAATAAACGTACACTAGTGAACTTCCAAGACAACTTCTTGGTCCCATTCATTACTAAAGTAGCACATAGATTTATGCAATTCTCA